CAATCCATAATCTTTTACGCTAAGGAGGTAATTCATGAAATTTTTGAAAAAGATTTCCATGAGCCTCAGTGGCGCCCTAAGAATGGTCCGGGAAGTGTTGCCAATGGCAAAGCGCCTTGGCAAAGGTATGAACCTACCAGGTATTACAAATCCCTGGATAAGGTCTATCCTTACGATCGTATGTTTTATTATAGCGATCGTCACTTATTTGATCAGTGGGACAGGTGGTTTGGACTCGGCTTTGAAACCTCAGGTACAGCAAAACTTATCGCCGTACCAAAGGATAGCCGTGGTCCAAGGCTCATTAGCTCGGAACAATCCGAGTTCATGGCTTACCAACAATGCTTACGACGAGAAATCGTCCCGCATGTTGAGACCAATTATCCCACCAAGGGGCAAGTCTCTTTCACCGATCAATCGATCAATGGGAGACTGGCTCTACTTGGGTCCATTGACGGAACGCTGGCCACGCTTGACTTAAGCAAGGCTAGCGATCTTTTGTCTCTGGATTTAGTAGACGCGCTGTTTGACGAAACGGGTATCCATAAATGGTTAATGGGTACCCGTTCCACGTCAACAGCCACTCCGCTTGGTGATCAAATTTTACGCAAATTCGCACCCATGGGGTCAGCACTCTGCTTCCCCATACAAGCCATCACCTACTACGCTTTAATTGTAGGTCGACTGGTTGCGATAGGCGTAGAACGAGGAGCAGCAGCCCGAAGTGTTTACGTGTATGGGGATGATATTATTGTTCCCACACAATACGTACACGAGGCCATTGAAGTGCTCGAAGCCGTTGGCTTACGGGTTAACAATGACAAGAGCTGCTACACAGGCAACTTTCGAGAGTCTTGCGGGATTGACGCATTTAAAGGCGTCAACGTAACACCCGTAAAACTCAAAAAAGTTTGGAAATCAAAACCTGACGTACAGACCACTATTTCTTACCTGGCTATTTGCAATTCGTTGTTTGCGAATGGGTATTGGTGCGCTTCAGATGTAATCAAGAAGCGTCTCGACGCGGTTACGGGGTATAAATTCCCCCACGCTACGACGAATTCTCCAATACTTGGCTACACTGCGTACTCTACTGAGCATGCAATGAAAGCCAACAAACAGAGGTTAAAGTGGAACCGAGACCTGCAATGCTTTAGCATTCGCGCCAAAGTGGTGCGGAACGCTACTACAAGCAAGCTACGCTCGGGTTGGCAGCGACTCCTGCGCTGGGCATGGGAAAG